GGCCTCCGAATATGATTCAATGATAGTCAGGGAATCCGCTCATAACTTTATGAACCCCGCGACAGGCGAGAAGCAGCAAATCCTCGTAAGCGACCCCAACCTGCAAGTCCAAGTAGCCGAAATGATAGCAAACGGCTATCAGGAGGCCGGGCAAGAAGATGTATGGGTAATGGAGGACAAGGAGATCTACAACCAACCCAAGCTTGACTATGTTCGCTTTGATGATTATGTCTGGTCACCAAATGCCAAGCGTGGTACCAGGTTATATTGGGAAGGCAACCGCGATTGGTTCACCATAAATGACATGCTCCTAAAGGTCAAGCAAGGCAAGCTTATAAAAGAAACCGTTGATAAGATAAAGAACGGCGAAACCTTTGCCTCACTAACAGGTAATGACAAGATCATAGCTGAACGCTCAAAGCCGGTAGAGTGCTTTCATTGGTATGGGCGCCTGCCATTTGATAAGGCAAACGAGATTGACTTCACTGATGCCGATGCCATAGAACAGGAAGTATATGCCCTTGTTGCATATAAAGACGAGGAGTTGCTGCAGATTATGCACTGGCCACACAAGCGTCTGCCCTGGCCGGACAGGGTATATATCCGGGGCGAGTTTGAGGAAACCGAGAACTTTGAGGGCCGCTCCCTTGCAGAAAAGCTATATATGACTCAGAGAGAACTAAATGACCTCTGGAATATGATAATGAACAACGCGTGGATATCCATGCAGAAGATATTCGTTAAAAAACGCGGCCTGCAAGGGGAGGATTGGGACAAGCCGGAGGTATACCCGGGAGCCGTATGGGAAGAGGATATGACAGGGGATATCCGTGTCCTTGAAGTAGGGGATGTGAAATCTATCGGCACGGAACTCGAACAGATGATGGTAAATTTCGCCGAGCGCATAAGTAACATATCCCTATACCAAACGGGGACAGCAACCGAGGGCGGTAAGAAAACCAAAGGCGAAGTCGATATGACCATAGCCGAGGGCAATATAGGCCTCGATAAGTTCGTTCAGCGTTGCCATAATATACTGCGGAAACTCTGCCAATGGACAGTAAGCTATTACGCTGAACGCATGCCGGAAGGGCTTGAACGTAGGATAAGGGGCGAATTTGATGAGATGATATTCCCCTCCCCTGAAAATATGATGAGATATAACCAACAGGGAATAGCGCCCTATTGGAAGGAAGATGACTTAAGCGGCAAGTTTGACTTTGCATGGAATGGCACAAGCCTAAACTCTGATAAGACATACCAAATACAACTCGCCAATGACCTCATGAAGAACTACCTTGCGCAACCTATGGTCGCAGGGAATATGCTCGCTACCTGGGAAATACTAAAGCGCGGCCTTGTAGCCAGAGGCATAAAAGATTGGCAAAAGATATTACCTCCAAAGCAGGCAATCATACAGGAAATGCAAAACATACAGATGCAGACGCAGGCAAGAAGAATTGCCCCTCCAGGAGGAATGCCGGAGAGGCCCGGGGCGCCGACACCAAGAGGGAGGCCTAATGCTAGGGTTGTTTAAGAAAAAGGCAAAGCCGACTGATGAGCAAATCAAGCAGGATCGCCAGAAGTGGCTTGATGATATGCTTGTACGCTCAGCAAAGCTCCAAAAGCTTATAGGGGCAGACGATACCGGATGGAAAGAGTTTGTAGCCCTTCTCGATGACTATGTAGACAAATGCAAGAGAAGAAAAATTGTGACGGCCCTAGATACCGCCTCAGATGAAACCATAGATGTCCTTAAAAAACTAGACCATGAGGTGTGGTTTATAGGGTTTATAAGAAACGTCCCCGCTCAGTTTATAAAAGGCATTGAGAATAAGATACAAGCGATTAAAAAGGAAGAAGAAGATGGCGCAATTGAGTGATATAGATTTAACCCCCGATGATATTTTAGCGATAGCGCACATGGCGTATGGAGAAAACGCAGGGGAAGATAACGATACCGTCAAGATGACCATACAGACCGCTATAAACCGCCTGCGTTCGGGCCGCTCAAAAGAGTTTGGCGGAGATATCCCCTCTATTTTAAAGAAAGGATATTATGCCGTAAGCAAGAATTCGCCTCTTTATCAGCAGGCGGTATCAGGCAAATTCCCTGATATAAAGTCAAAGGCCCGGGCTGCCGAGATACAGAAACTTACAGAGGCGATAGTGGGCGATAAGGATTATGGAGAAGCGCAGTTTTATTTTCGCCCGGAGGAAGAAAAGAAGTTACGTAAAAATCCGAAAGCGTTTAATTTCAAAGCCGTAAAGCCAAAAGGCCAGATCGGTAAATATAATGTCTATGCTTATTAAAATAGTAGATTTCGCGATAGTTGTAATATTCGCCATACCAACACTTTTATGGAAAAAATAGAGCAGCTTCTTAAAAGGAGTATTTATGTTAATGGATATGGGAGAGAAAAGAGAAGAACCGCAAGCAGTATCATCTGGGCAAGGGCCAAAGGTGGCTAAAGTTCATTATACTGGCTTTTCTATGCGAGGCGATAAAATTCCTGAAGAATTAAAGACAGCGAAGAATGGCCAGATGTGTCGCCTTGAAATCGTAGTCCGTAAAATTGGCGACAACATTGATACCTATACCGAAGATGAACCTCGCAGGATAGAAGTTGAAATTCGTAAACTTGGTTATCTTGCCTCCGCCGGGAAGAAAAACAAAGACGAATACCTGAAAATGAATAGTCAAGATCGCGAGGAATATGATAAGCAACAGGTTTACGGAGAGGTGGAGGACGAGGGAGAAAAAGAGGATAATGCCTGATGATATTTCTTATAGTGCTTTTACTATTCTTTTCTCTGACTGATTATTTATGGTTTACTATACCAAACATTGTTATAATACCGGCCCTTGTAATAGCAGGCATTATCACAGGCAACTGGCTATGGATGGCGGTCGCGGGCTTGGTAGGCGCCTTGCTATATAACCGCAAGGTCTGGTGTGGAGGGGATGTGAAGCTTTTAGCCCTTGTAGGGGCTTTTATGGCTTGGCAGGCAATAGTGGTGGTAGTATGTACTATCGCCTTAATTAAGGCATACAGGCGCGGTTATTCAAGGCAAGGAAAAAAACTTCCTTGTGCTCCATTCATAGCTATAAGTTGCGGAGTTGTGATGCTTATGGGAAGGTTAATAAATGTCTATATTCAATAGCGAAAAAAGTATTCAGCAATATTTGGAGAAAAATTGGAAAACAATATTCCCTAATTTCAAACTCATTAAATCTCAACCCAATATTATAGGAAATTATAGCCAAAGAATTATTGGAGTTGCGGATTTTTTATTTTCCAAAGGACAAGTTAAATTTATTGCCGAATTAAAATATAGCAATACAAGAGAACTTTGTTTTGATTTATGGCACTCATTAAAAGTAATCGGATATGCAAAGGCATATGAATTATATACAGGTAAAAGAACTAAACCAGTCGTCATATTAAAAAAAGAAATTATTACTAATGACATAAGACACCTTTTTTATGAACTCGGAATTTTTTATATAACAGTTGAGAGGCAAGAAGATGGATTATTCTTTGAGTATGATATTGGACGATTTGATTTACGTTAACAATCGGGATCAGCCAAATTTTAGCAATGGTGTTAAAACTGGCTCCCTAAAAGGAGGGTATATGAAATTTTGGAAATGGCTTTTAATGATGTTGACAGATCAACGAGGAGATGACCAACCTGGTGCAGGCGATAACGGCGGGGCCTCCGGTGATGCCGGACAGGGCGCAGGCGACGCAGGCGCAGGGGACGGTTCAGATAGCGGTGGTGATGACGGACAAGCAGGCGCTGATGATGGCGCGGCTCCGGCAGCAGCACCAAAGTACGGGGATTTTGGGGATACCCCAAAAACCATTGAGGAGGCTCAGGCTTTAATTGACAAAATCTACGAGGAACACAGTAAGATAGCGCCAGAGTATAAGAATTTAACTACAAAGGCCGGTCTTACCGAAAAGAACCTTGCCAATACGCGCAAGGCACTGCAAGCTGTAGGGCTAAGAGCCGTTCAAGACACGGATGGAAACATCCAACTTGAGGCCTTAGAAGCCAAGAAAACTGAGCGCCAAAAAAGGTTTACAGATACCCACAAGCAACAGTTTTCCTCTTTCTTTAAGACGCCGAAAGATGCTGAAGATTTCTTGGGGATGATGTCGCTATTGGTTCAGGATAACATTGATGACCAATACGAAATAAGGAACCAGGAAAGCACGAAGCACCAGAAGGCCATACAGGCTTTCAGCAGCGCCAAGAAGGAAGCCAATAGCCTCATGATGGGGTATTTCCCTATGCTTGAAGCGGGATTTGGCGAAGATGGAAAGCCAACCAGCGCTACCTTCAACGAGGCTTTATATGATAGGGCAACCGAAATCTGGGAGAATGAAGTCGCCCCGGATGGCATACCCTACAAGAGAAAAGCCGAAGGTGAATTACTTTCCGCGCTAAAGGCCGCATGGGAGTTAAAAATCCCTATGCAGCAAATGGTCGCGGCGAAGAAGGCGGGTATTGAGGCAGGGAAAGCCGGTAAGAGGATCATCGGCCCCGTAGATGGAAAAGGCGAGGGAAAGGGAGCTGGAGGGAAACTGGGGCAAGAGGAGTATTTAAAACTATCCCCGGAAAAAAAGGAAGAGTATGACAAACAGCAACTCGGTATTAAATAGGGAAAAATAGGGAGGGACTATGAGGAAATGGAAGTTTATTAGGCTGCTTTTAGGCCTATTGAAGGATGCTCGTGGTTGGACTACGGAAATGAGCGTAACCGGTGTAGCTGAAATCGATGCGGTCATTCCAGAGTTCTTTGCCGAAGGCGCTTTGTCCGACGGAAACCGTGAGTCATTCTGGGGCAGCCTGGCAGGCAAGGAAGGCTCTCGTATGCCTGTTATCGATAAGACAGGCCCATTAAAGCAATCAGGTGATCAATTAACCTTCTCGGTTATTGAACAGCTAATGGGCGCAGGCGTAACAGGAGAGGGTGTTTTAAAGGGTAATGAAGAGAAACTCGGGGTTGGCTCATTTACAGTTACCGCTGATATCGTAAGGCACGCGGTCGCTGTATCTAAGAAATCTACCAAACAGGCCAATTTTAGCGAGGTTCAGCGCGCCAAAGACTTACTGAGGGATTGGTTTGCGCGGAAATTAGATGGTGATATTTTTACCACCATCACCGATTCAACTGACGTTGACACCATATATGCCAACGATAAGGCTTCGTCAGGTGCATTGAACGCTACCGATGGCGATTATTTCGGCCCAACTGAAATAAGGCGTATGAGGTTAGCACTTCAAAGGCAGGGGGCTCTTCCATTAAAGATGAACAAGGTAAACGGCAGAAGCATACCTATTTACGGTTGTGTCTTTAGTGAAATAGAAGAGGAACGTCTTTATTCAAATACCACCTTCACCCAGACCATAAGGGAAACGTGGGAAAGAATAAAGGCGCAGGGAGATATACACCCGCTATATCAGGGGGCGCTCGGTATGTACAATAATATGATTCTCTATCCATATTACGGTATACTGCCTATCCCTCAGGGAACGGCTCTACGGCCTGAAACAACCCTGTCAGCTACCCTTGTAACGGCGGGTACGACCGCCACTGTTGGTGTTGCCGGTGACGCGAATACATTGGCGAGTTATACCCTGTATTTTTCGACAACCGGTTCCCTGCAGATTGAGGATGAAATCATCTCTTATACCGGTAAGACAGTTAGCACCTTTACCGGTCTAACGAGAGGGGTTTCCTCAACAACTGCGGCCCAACACGTACCTGGGAAGCTAATAACTCAGCGCGATATTGCAACCATAATAGGTTTTGGCGCCGAGGCGATTTGCCGTGCGTTTCCTTCACAAGCCGAACCCATAGGTGAGAAGGATGACTATGGGGCCCAGATAGGCCTTGGTATAGAGGCTTATTATGGACACGCGGTAAGGAAGGATAAGCGCAGAGGCAAAGGTTTCAACTTGGTTAAGATGAAAGTGTTGTCTAAAAATCCGGGAACGATATAAACAGGAGGTAATATGAAAAAGATTTTCTTAGTTAGCCTCCTGTTGCTTGTTTCTGTATTTCTTGCAACAGGGGCATTTGCGGACGCTCCACAGGCGAGGACAGCAAGAGATGTCAATTATGTTAATGCGATTGCCCATCCTACAAATGGGCGGTGCTTAATAGTTGACAACGAAGGTGGTGCCTATACACATGAGATTGGCAACCATACTGTCGCAAGCCAGTGGGGAAGTGGATTAGTATATACCGGGAAATGCGTTGTTCATCAAGTGATTGTGCAAGGTCAGGCTGCGGATGATTATGCCGCCGCTTATGACGCCATAAGCGCTACGGGAACAGCGAAGTGCGACCCACAATCGGCTACTGCAAAACAAGTCGCAGAAGCTAATCTGAAAGGGTCACTGTTTTCAACAGGTATATACATATCTGCTACAGATGCAAATGTGCTCGTAACCGTTGTTTACGATCCACTCTAACGGGGAGGGGGAGGGGTTATTCCTCTCCCCCTTTATTTTATGGTAGACATAATACTTAAACTCATTTTGTTATTATCTCCCATTGCTTATGGGGCAAAAATAAACTTTGATAAGTTTGACTTACGGTTTTTTGAAATCGGGGTCATGGCTCTTTTTGTCGGCAGTTTATTCGATACCCCCAAGAGGGAAATTAAAGATTTTAAATATCCTATTTTTTGGCTTATGGGCCTTATTACAATAAATTCATTCTGGCATAGGTTTCAGCCCTTAGATATACGGGCGGTTGAGAGTTTATTCTTCGGCATATTAGCTTTTTATATAGTAACGCGGTATCTAAAAGACCCCCAGGGATGTTTTAAATACATATGGTGGGCGCTTGGGATAAATATAGCGATTATGATATTTCAGAAAATAGGATACACACCTATCGTTCGATTTACAACCGTCCAGGGTTATGGGGCATTTGTAGGATGTGAAGGCGGGATGTTAGGCAATATATCAAGATTTTGCATATACCTTGCCATAATACTGCCATTTATTTATTTACCTGTTGCCCTAGCTCTAGCCTTTACCTTCGGATATTGCATGCACTATGCGCAAATAAGCGTTTTTATTCCTATAGCCTTGATGTTATTCTGCAGGATAGAAAAAAAGATTTACCGATACGTCTTTGCGGTACTTGGGATATGTTCAGCTGTATTCTTACATAAAAAAATTATTATCTCAATCCTGCTCCGGTGGAACGAGGTATGGAAGATAACCATTGATAGAATATTCGAGCGCCCCCTTCTAGGGTGGGGCCTGGGGAACTATCAGCTTTGGATAAGCAAGGAAAGCTTTAACAGTTACCTACCCTTTATATATGGATTAGGTTTGTTGGGCGCGGTATGGGCAGGGTTTTCAATAAAGTTATTTATAAAAAGTTTCAATGGGGACAAGGAGTCGATAGCGGTTGCGGGGTTGTTGTTGGTAAGCTTAATCGAATATCCATTTGAGATACCTCGCCTATGGTTTACCATAATCGCTATCTTTAGCTTTTTTGCGATAAAGGCAATAGAAAAAGGAGGATTACATGGCAAAGGTAAAAGTTATATTCAAGGGACATAATGATGTTTTGCTTTCGGATTACAACAGCCGTCGGTACGCTTTCCATAAGAATGTACCCCAAGAGGTAGATGAGGCGGTCTATAAGCACATGGTTCAATCGGGTAATGTAGATGCCTTCGATCTGCAAATCTATCAGGAGCCAGAGGGGGTAAAGGGGAAAGGCACCCAGAAGGCGCCTGAAATCCCGGTAAAGGAACCTGTTAAGGAAGTAGAGAACAAGAAGAAGAAAGGAAAGCATGGGTCAAGATAAGCGGTTCGCAGGGGGCCAAGAGCCGGTAATTACAGCTGAAAGGATAGACACCCTATATGATTTTGTTAATTCCTTCACTGTTGCAAATGGGATATCTGATTTTGACCTTGATACACAACAATCTGATTCGTTTAAAAACGTGCCGAAAGCCTGGCTTGTTATAATATGGACAGATCAGGATATCTCCATAAAGCTAAATTCTACATCGAATCCGTCTATTCCTGTTCCTGTAGGTGAAAGCCCCTTTGAATTTAGGAATATTATAGCAGTAACAAACATATATATAACAAACGCAAGCGGTGATACAGCTAACATAAAGGTAATGCTAGTATGAGCGAGGCTATTGATTTTATAAGCAACTTTAAAGAATTGCTTGCTGAAAGCGACCAAAAGAAAAGGGATATTAATTTATTGGATGCCCAAAAGCAAAAGCTATCCGATGAGATAGAGCAATTGGAAAAAGAAAAGGATGAGGTCATTTCTAAAATAAAGAAGGAGAAAGAAAAGTTTGACCTCGATATAAAACAGGGAGATGAAAGTTTTAAGAAAATAACCGCTCAGGAAACGGCCCGGCTAAATAAGCAGAGCGAAGATCTATCGGCTGCCGAGAAATATCAGACAGAACAAGGCGCGAGGCTAAGACAACAAGAGTTAGAACTTTCAGAAAAGATATCTCAGGCAGTAAACTCTAAAACCGAATATGACAAAAAGTTGATTGATTTAAATACGAGAGAGCAGGCCCTCAACAAGAAAGATGAGGAACAAAAACTGTTATCTATGCACACCCGGCAGGATTTAGCCCAAATTAAAACAGAGAAAGAGAACCTCGCTACTGAAAAAAGGGATGTTAAGGAAAACGTTGAGGGATTAAATATTTTACTTAAACAACAAAAGAATGAATTTGAGAACATCGAGAAATCTAAAAAAGAACTGGTTGAAGAAGGAAAAAAGACCGATAAGAAGTTGAAGGAAATCAACGATAGGATAGCCCTTCTAGACATAAAAATAAAAGATGATCAGGCGCAGGTAGCTATATTGGAAAAACAGAAAAAAGACCTCAATGATAAAGAGAAGTCGCTAAACGCGATGAAACTAGACCTTGACTTTAAAATAGCCCAATTCGAGAAAAAACATGAATAAGATAATAAGCAGTTTAATAGGGGCCTTTTTCATTTTATCTTTGCCCTGCTATGCCGCTGTAGCGACAAAGCAAGTGATAATACAGGAAGAAGATGGCTCACCAAAAGGAACTGTACGGACTTTAAAAGTAACCAATGACACCCTTACCCAGAACTCCCCTGGGAATTATAGTATAACCACTGGTGGTGGCGGCTCCGGTGCTCCCACAGACGCCGATTACCTCGTAGGCACAGCCAATGGTTCATTATCCGCAGAAATCGTTGTAGGCACAGCTCCAGGCGGTGAATTAGGCGGCACTTGGGCCTCACCCACAGTAGACACTACTCACTCTGGTTCAGCTCATCATAATTCTGTTACATTAGGAACAGACGCTGATGTATTGTTAGGTCTTACCACCCAACAGATAGATTTAGATACCCAAACCGCTAACTATGTTTTTGCTGGGCCGACAACTGGAGCGGTCGCAGACCCTACATTTAGGGCATTAGTTGATGATGACATACCGAATAATATTACCATTACCGAAACTGACCCTACCGCCCTTCTTACCGCAGGCACAGATAATGTTAAAGATACTCATATAGACTGGGGTAGCGGAGCAAGTCAAGTAGACTTAGCAGATATCCCTGG